AGATCTCGTTAGATCACAACAATCAATGATGCAAAAAGCAGGATTACTTTCAGGAAGTACTCCGCATTCCCTATCTATGGATGTTCAAGGGCGTTTACACGCCTATGCTAAAACGGGGGAAATAAGTGCTCTCTTTACCGCAGAAAAGCATATGTCAGCGTGGGATACAGCTATAACTCAGCGAGAAGTTTTTAGGCAAAGCCTAATACAGCAAGAAGCGCTGCAGGAGTACCTTGCAGGAACAACCAGAGGGCAAGAGCTAGGAAACCTAGCAAAACAGCGTCAAGGACCCCTTTACGAAGCTATGAGGTATGCTGCAGTACAAGAAGCATCTGCAAAACACCTTCAGACTATAAATCTTGAAAAGCGCATGGCGCGTGTATTTCAAAATTTCGCGGCGAACAATGAAACAGTAGAGCACTATGCATACAGAACAAATCAAAGAGACGTATTCCTAAGAGACGGAACAAGAACTAAAGTTGATGGTCTCAGTAGCATAAGAAGAAAATTTACAAATATAGAAAAAGCTCTTGAATATGTAATGCTACAGGATTCGTATCAGGCAGCAGATAAAGACCTAGCTAGAAAAAATGTAATCGACAGACTTGTTCAACAAGAAGCAATAACATTGAATAAGGACGCAGGTAATGTAATAGAAATTAGAAATAGAGAAAGACTAGCATTATCTTCAAAATTTTTAGCAGAAGAAGGAGGCATGAAAACAGCAAGCAGAAGATCACTTACAAATTTTTTCGAAAGTGATGCGTTTAAAGCAAAACTAGACAAATCAGTAAACTCGTTAGGATTACCTAAAGAAACTAAACAATGGAATGGACTTCTCAATAGAGGCCTCACTAAAGGCTCAGCCAAAATGTTTGGCATGTTTGCTTTAGGTATTGGTACCGCAGGAGCTTTTGGTGCTCTTATGCAAAATCGCGAACAACGTCGAGGTCCAGAAAGTATAAGGCACGTAAATTATGAAAGATGGCTTGCAAACCAAAGCAATATGTTTGGTTTGGATAACAGCCATATGCAAAAAAACGGAAACCAATTTAATATAACTGGGCTTTCACACGGAGGGGTAAATCCATTATTAAGAAAAATGATGAGCGACTTTGGTTCCCCTTACAGAGGTCCAGTAGCATCGAATAGCGTTTTTGAGCAATTCGGCTTACTAGAGGATAGAGAACGAATTCTAAGAAATCAGTACGCTCGCAATCATTATGATCCAGCTTCTGCTGTAGGATCATATTTTAATGCAATGACCAAGAATGGAACTTCTGCATCTTTTGGCCAGAACGGAGGCACATTTTTTTCAACTTACAATTATGCTTTTGATCAAATGACTCCTTTTAATCCTAGAGGAACTGGGCTAAAAGGTAAAAATCTTTTACAATTAGATCTTTCCAGCGGAAACTGGAAATTTAGAATGACTGATGCAGATACCATTTCAATTCAAAGAGCTGGTATACAAAACACTATAGCTAGCTGGTTTGGACACGGACAAGAGTACAATTTCCGTCTTCAAGGAATTGATGCCCCGGAAATTGCACATGGAGGGAAAGCCCAACCGTATGCTGATAAAGCTAAAGAACTTGCTAAAGCAATGGTTAATAATGCTCAGAATTTAAGACTTGTAGTAAATCCTGACGCTATTACATACGGTCGTGGTGTAGGTGTGCTTCTCGATCACAACAAAGACTTAAATAGAGAATTTGTTAGAAAGGGTATGGCTGCTTTCTTACCTATAAAAGGTAAGAATGTAACTAGTATGATAGAAAATTCTACTTACGTTGCTGCAGAAAGTATGTCTAGAAGCAGCCAGAAAGGAATGTGGAGTACACCATATTTCCAAGCCTATGATCAGATAGTTGAGGAATCTGGTACAAGATTTACTTTTAACACGCTTATGAACAGTTCAAGATTAGCAAGAAATAGTAGTCTGCTAAGTACTCGTGCACTAATGGATAACGCTCAGTCACAAGGATTTTATTCTACTGCCTCTGCAATAGAAGCTACAGAAATTTCCAAACGTATCAAATCGTTAGGCAAGAATGTATATGATAAAGAAGGAACTGGAGAGAATTGGAGAACAATACATACGTTCAACCAGGTAAACAGTCCCCATAAGAATTATATGAATCAGCAATTAAGGGAAGTTAATTCCCTTATGAAAACAAGGGGAAGTTCTGAAGAAAGCAAACTTGCAGGAAGAAATTTTAAAAGACTCAACAAGTCTCTTGTTCTCGATTCAATGAAAACAAGTACGAATGTTTTTTCTAAAAAGAAAGGACACCACAGGGTACTGTATGATACAGATAAAAGGATAAAAGAAGAAAGATCTTTAGTTCAGCAAAGATTACAAAAACAAGTTAATCATTATATCATGTCAAATGATTCAACTGGAAGATATAGGATGTAAAAATGATTAGAGAAATGATGCAAACTGCAGCTACGGGACTAGAAGGAGGCTTTGGGTTTATGCTCGGAGCTGTGCCAGAAGTAGGACCTAAAAACGTAGGTGTTATTTCCATGGGTGGTGAAATAAGAAACTTTGGAGCTTTTCATGTAAATGTTCCAGCACGTACAGGTGTAATGCCATCACCTATGGCAATATTAGATTCAGGAACAATTCACACCCCAACTTATGATGTAAGAAGCGCTGGGTCAAGAAGACCAGGAAGCCCTCACAACATAGGAGGGCAAGGTGGAACTAGGTCGTCTTTTGCAGGCAGCAGCAACAGAACTATAACTCACGGAAGCGTTGCAGCTCCTAGAGGAATGGGTGCTTGGATGGTTCCAGGCATAAGTATAGCTGCATCAAGTTATTTTATGTATGCTGGCTATCAAGAAAATGGAATGAAAGGTCTTTATGATGCTTTAGTATTAGACCTTGCAGCAAGTACTAGTATTGCAAATCAAGCTTATTCAAGACAAGCTATAAAAGGAACTGAAGCAACATATACAAGAGCAAGGACTCATTGGTTCGGTTCCCAAATGCTTACAGGTCTAGCAACAGGTTTGGGTGCTTATGCTGGAGCAGGCATTGGGCAAGAAATAGCAGGTCCAGTTGGTGCTTTTGCTGGTGCTTTTGCTGGTGCAAGATTAATGAGATCGCCACTAGCAGCTTTAGGTACAGCAGCAATAATAGGTGGCTCAACTGCAATTATGAAAGCAGGGGGAACCTTATTAAAATCTGGATACAGAAGATCACAACAAAACAAGATGGCACATACTGCAGGCAGTACAGCAGCTTTTATGACTCAGGGTGCTGTTACTATGAGACAAAGAGCTGTACAAGCTATGCACAAGTCTCATCTGAATGCAAGGTCAGCTTTAGGTCAAGAAGCAACACTAATGCATAGACCTATAAATTATTTCTCTACTTACAGGTAAACTATGATTGATTTAAATCACTTAAGCAAAAATAAAGAAAGTTATTTTAGTCATTTTAAATTTGCAGCAGGAATAGGTATTAATTTATTTATTAGATCAGTTTTTTTCTTAATTCACGGATTTGTACCAATAATACAAATCCCTAAAATTTTTAATATTAACTGCACTTTAAGTTTTATTGAAAATGCAAAAAAATATACAGATGAAAGAGAAAAATGAACAAGAACATAAAAGAATTAATTAAAAAATTATATAAAACTAATGAGTATGGATACGAATATCAAGATCCTGATGCAATTGCAGATCCTAAATTAGTTAAGTATTTTGAAAAAAATTATAATATTAGAACGGATGTTCACAGAAGCTGTGTAAATTGTCAGATAAGACAAATAAGCAAATATGAAGACCCAACAAGTCCTAAGAAGAATAAGTTTAAACCCCAATGTGGATTCATACCGAAAAGCTTACCTCCTGGATCTTCAAAAACAATTAAAGAAATAGCTCTTAAAAGTGACATGCCACTTGAAAGAGCAAAGAAGCTATTACTGTCAACAATAGACCCTGTGGCCTGGTGTGAAGTTATGTTTGGTTTTAGTGATGATGATCAAAGATGGTCTATTCGCTCTTATCAAAAAGAACAGCTTAGGTGTACTTCTAAAAGATTAGCAGTAAGAGAAGGTCGTCGTAGCGGTAAGACTTTTGCGATGGCACTAAAACTACTATATTATGCTTATAATTTGAGAGTAGAAAAAGGTAGAGATTCTGATGGAAACTCAGTAATTCTTGGTCCTGATATTATGGTAGTAACACCTTATCAAGCACAATTGACAAATATATTTGAAGAAATAGAATCATTGATAAAGAGAAATGCTGATTTAAGATCAGAAGTTACTACAGGAACTGCAGATAACCTTTATATAAAAACTCCAACATTTAAGATGGAGTTTAAAAATGGATCAACTATACAAGGCTTTGTTTCTGGATTAGGAGTTAAGGAGGATGGTTCTGGTGGTGGTACAATGCGTGGTCAGAGTGCTCATGTAATATATCTCGACGAGATGGACATGATACCTGAAGATATTTTAGATAAAGTTGTTTCCCCTATTTTAGCTACGACTCCAGATACAATAATGATTGCTACCTCTACCCCAATTGGTAAAAGAGCAAAGTTTTACAACTGGTGTTTAACAAGGGAAGACTTTAAAGAAGATTATTATCCTACAACAGTGCTTCCACACTGGGAGCAAATTAAAGAAGAAATAGAAGCTGAAAGTACAAAAGAATCATTTGCAACAGAGTACATGGCTGAATTTATAGAAGGCATGTATGGGGTATTTAGACCTTCATGGATTCAAGCTGCTAGAGCAGACTATGAATACCTAGTTTCTCGTTCAGATGCACGTCCTAAAATAGGAGTTGTAGATTATGAAAACATGTTGATAAGTATTGGAATTGATTGGAATAAAAATGCAGGAACGGAATTTTTTGTATTAGGCTATGCTCCAAACCAAGGGCTATGGTATGCACTTGACGCTATCAATGTTCCAGCAAGTGAAAATTCTTCACAAAGATGGATGCAAGAAGTAATTAAATTAAATTACAAATGGAAGCCTAACTGGATATATGCAGATGAAGGTTATGGGCACACTATAATTGAAGACCTACATTATCAGTCACAAACATTACGTGGAAAAAGAAATAAGACGTTAATGGATGTGGAGACTGTTAAGCTTTCAGAAAAACTGGTAGCTTTTAATTTTTCAAAAAATGTAATTTTGAAAGATCCAATTACTGGGCAAGATATTAAAAAAGCAGGAAAGCATTTCTTAGTAGAAAATACTGTAAGAACTTTAGAAGACGGTTTATTTAAATTTCCATCTTCTGATGAAACTTTAAAGAAACAATTATCCAATTATGTTATATTAAGAAGACAGGCTTCAACAAACAAGCCTGTCTATGGAATGGAGAATGAAAGAATAGGTGATCATAGATTAGATGCAATGATGCTTGCATTAGCAGCCCTATCTTTGCAAGAATCTATATATTCTGGGAAAAATTTACCGATTTCTTCTCCAGGATTAGTTGAAATTGACAAAGAGAAAAGTTATATTTCTCCTCAAAGAGAAGCAAGGGATATTTTGAATAATCTTAAAAAACATAAAGTACCAGGAGCTTTTAATGTTTTGCAAATCTTAAGAGGCAATGGAAGCGAAGAAGAACAAAAAGCCATCCATCAGAAGTATGTACGTCAAGGACTAATTGAAGAAAACAAACCGAGAAATAGAAGCAGTAAATTTATCAAAGAAAATAACAAGCCTTCACTTTTAGAAGGTATCCAACAAAATGTAAATAGTCCAACCTCTGGAGATCTTATTGGTGAAACTCACCACATTCCATTTAAAAGAAAAAATAAGAAATCTAGAGGCTGGAGAAAGTAAGGAGAAAAGTAATGCCAATTCAAAGGAGAGCAGGACAAAACTTAGTACGACAAGTTGTCGAACACGGCGAGGATATTGTAATAAGTTCTTCAAAGGGCGCAGGCACAGGAGCTGCATCTAATAAAAGAACTATAGAATACGCTCAAGCTGGAAAAGATAACTATGTTGCACCATCCCAGGCAACAAAAGACGCAAGATCTACAGCAGCTCCAATAGAAGATGCTGTTGCTGGTGCAAAAGCACCTCAAGATTGGGCTGGATATACTGAGCCAGGAAACTGGTTTACTGGTGCATTAGATAGAGGTGGAATCGGTGGTTTGTTAGCCATGGGAACTATTGGTGGCACTGCTTCTTTAGCTACTGGAGGAGAATTCTTGCAAGGAGCTGGAGTAGGTATCGGTTTTGGTTATGCTGCTAGAGGGATTCACAGAAATATGACTACACAGTTAGGCGGAAAAGGTTCAGCAATGTTTGGTGAAAGTGGAAAACTTGCGCAAAGAGCTGCTAGCGAAGAAGGTGGCTTTGGAGGCATGATGGCTGGAGCAGCATTAAAGATGGGTCCTAGTGTTCAGACAATCCAAGCTAGACATGCGATGATGGCTGGGGCAGGTTTATTTGGTGCAATGGGTGGAGGAAACAGAAAAAATAATCATAGGCGAGGCTTTAACGCTCACCGAGGAAACACTTTTTAGAGTATAAAAATGTCTAACGAAACACCTAGATTACAAATATTCGATTCTGAATATAATTCATTTGAATCCGATCCATTGAGATCATTTCATAATGGTCATATTGGAGATTCGCATGAACAGCTGGTCTTTATAAGAAATAAACATCCTGGGAAATGGTATACCAATATAAAAATAACACCTGCTGTTATTGGAGGTTATGACGATCAAGGTGAATTCGGATCTACTGGTTGGGGTATAAAATTAATGTATGGAAAAAGAAGACCAACTGAAGAAGAATGGGATATGGTTAAGACTGGAAGTAGCGTACACATTCCAGATATCGGCTCTTTCGACGGAGCCGATACATTTACAAATCATCCGATATGGGTAAGGATATATTGTCCAGGAGGAGAAGATGCACACATAAGAGAAAACATGCAATTAAATTTAACTTACTATGTAAAGGAAGTAGAAGGATTGCAAGATGAGTAAAAAGAGGTCTAATATTTTTTTTAATATGTACTCTCCTAAATTTAACCCAGAAGAAGGTGATATTGTAAAAAACTTTGCACCAATAAGAACACAGGAACAATGGATTGAAGAACTAAAATCTGAGAAGATGAATGTTCTCCAAGATAGTGTAGATAAATTAAAGGAGATGACCCTCACTGAAGGGGGAGCAGCTCCTAAACTTTTAGTTAACGATACAGAAAAAGAAGCAGTAAGAAATTCAAAAGAAGAAACAGCAGTGACTGTAAAAAGAATAGAAAACAAATTGTTGAAAATTAGAACTTTTATAGACGATAGCTTGACGAAAAATGATAAGGGTAAAGATGGGAAACCTTATATATATTCTTATAAAAGAAAGCCTAGACTGAAAAAAGCTATGAAATCAGTTTTTGGAGCTAGTGATGGAAATATAACTTGGGAACAATACAAAGCAGCTATGGAAATGAAAAAAGTTATAGAATTAACAGATATGCAATCTTTAGCTTCAGGAGATGATGAATAATGGGACTTTTAAAAGATTCAGCAAGAGGAGAGTCTCCAGATTTAGAAAACGATCCAGTAAGAGCTGAAGAAAATTACGAACGATTATTTATGAAAATAGGAAGAGATTTCGTACATAAAGATGATTTGGACAGAATAGTAAAAGAACTAACTAATAAGATATCATTAATCTCTTTAAGATTTGCAGAATTATTAGAAGATGATCCCATTGATACTAAAAGTGATATAGGAGCTTTAAGTAGAGCTTATACATATAAGTTATATTTAGACGAAGGTAAAGACGGATCAAAAGTTTATCCTGATTTAATAGACTTAAGTGATGAAGATTAAGAGATGAAGATACCTGAAAACAGAAGTGGGCAAGATCAGCATTATCTTTATGCATACCTTATAGAGATAATTAATGCTTATGAAGAGGGAGCTGTAAAAGCATCTTGCGAGATGCCAAAGGGTGACAAAAGTGCAGCCAAAGTTGCGTTATGGAAACCTTTACAAGCTATAGAAGTGATCACTTGGAGTGCTAAGAATACTTTAGTTTTAGTAGAAGATCCGCCAGTACAAGAAAGCGAAAACGAAGGTGCACCAGTCCAGACTGCTACATTCGGATTGACTGCAGATACTGAAGAAGGTGGTACAGGTGAAGATGGAGGAACTGAAGCAGGTACGAATCCAAACCCTTGCGATGATGATGACATTGATTGTAAAAGCGAAGATGATAGAGCGAGCGAGGGTAGTTTAGGTGCAGTTTGGGATTCTTGGGGAACAGGCTGGAAAGAAGCTGAAGTTTGTGGATATGCACCAGGAGTAAAATTTGCAGGAATAGACGCCAAATGGGCTAATACTGGAAAATGGTTTAAAGAGCCGCCGAAATGGGAAGTTAAAGATACGTATGGAGTTGACAAAAAGCTAGAAAGCGCTTGGTTCATTAGCGATAAAATGGCTGAAAATTATGAAACATATGGAGACTATTTGGAAGACTGCTGGAACTGTTTCTTGTCAGCAGGACTCAATTGGGAGTTACCAGATGTAAACCTTTTAGCTGAAGTAGATAAACTTTTAAAACAATTAGAAGAACTTTTAGATTGGATTTGGAATAGATTGAATCCAATAGATCTAGCAAGAGAAATTTGCAAATGGCTTGATTTACTTTTTGGAGTAATTTGTCTTCCAAACTGGAGTATGTTCTTAGCAGCGCTAGCAGGACTATTGCAAAAATATATGATGAATGGATTAAGTTTAAGGTTAGATTGGACTGGGCTAATAGGTCCTCTAGTTAAAATGATACTTGATTCTTTATGCTCATTGCTGGAACAATTAGTTGCAATAGCAATGGCTCCAATAAATTGTATTCTTGGTGCACTAAGAGTTGTACAAGATTTAATGGCCCAAACTTCTAATTTCCTTAATACAGGTAATCAATTCTACAATTATTATGTTACTGAAAATGCTCTAGGCAATATGTGGACTGGTAAAGAAAGTAATGGTGCAGTATATGGTACAAAAGGAAAAGGAAATGACAACGCTTCTTGGGGCGAAGTTTTCAGTGGAAAAAATGCTGAAGCTGGATTTGATGGTTGGAGTGCTTTTGGAAGCGAAAAAGCATATCAGAAAGCTTCTACAACTAAACAAACAGGAACTCTTCAAGGATGGAATCCGTTTCCCGATGGCATGGTAACGGGGGTTCAGTATGGAACAAAAGATACTGCATACAAAGCAGCAAAACGTGGAGACTTAAAGTTTGCTAAATACTTGCAAGTGCCGATCCTTTGTATACAAGAATTTGTTGAATGGGTACAGCATATGGCAAAAAATGTAATCTATGCTTTAAAATCTCTTGGGGCACTGTTGCAAGGGCAACTTTCTTTCAGTATATTGCAAAGCGGATTAATAATGATGGTTTTAGATCTGATTGCTCTAATTATGGCTTTGATAGAATTAGCAGGGCATGATTTTAATTGCGACGATATGGAAGAGTTTTTACAAGAATTGAGCGAATGCTTAAACAGAAATATGGAAGATGTAGAAGCTGCTCCGTTAGAAGCCGTAGGCGATACTCATGAAGGCGGGACTCTAGGACAGACACAAAGCGCACTTACTTCTGAAGACGGAGGAAATTACTTGTCAGTAAGGAGTGTGGGTGGGCATTTTGAAGATGTGATAGAAATTAACTCCTGCTTTCATGTAGCATCAGATAGGCAAAGTCAAAAACTAGACGAAAAATTTACAGCATTTTTCAACGAAAAAATGCAACCCTTTGGTTATGAAGGAGCAACACCGTGAACAGCGAATTATTCGAATTAGCATTATCTGCTACACTAAAAGACAGAAACACGCCTTTAGGTGCACCAATTCCTGGCATTGGAGTTAAAAAAATATCAGGTAGAGCTATGCCATATTCTTTAAGGCATCGAGGACAATGGTTTGTTCCTGAATATATAGACAATATAAAAGAGATACAAATTGCTCAAGATACTGATGCTTACCTTTTTAAAGCTATTCAAAAGAAAGTTAACGGATTTCTGCTAGCTGGATATGAAATTACAGGTGAAAACAAAGAAGTGGTTTCTTATCTTAAGAAAAGGCTATCTGAAATGGAAAACGTTAGTGGGACTCCATTTGAGCTTCTAATGATACAAACAGCACATGATCTTTTTAGATACTCTAACTGTATGTGGGTCAAAGTAAGAAACAATGATGCCTCCACAGGGAAAACAAGAAAGAGTCCTACAGGACAAAAATTAGATCCAATTGCTGGCTATTTCATACTTCCTTTCGAAACACTAGAGTTTAAAACTACAGTAAGCGGAGAGATAAAGAAAGTATTACAAAGAATGCCAGGAACTGGACAAACTAAAGAGTTTTCAAAAAACGATGTTATACATTTCTATACAAATAAGAAGCCAGGGTTTTCAATGGGAACACCAGAAGTGTTACCAGCATTAGACGATATTGCTTTATTGAGAAGATTAGAAGAGCAAATAGAGCAATTGATAGATTCAAGCTTACATCCTTTGTTTCACTATACTGTAGGATCTGATAACTTACCTGAAAGGTATAGCCCAGAAGGAATAAAAGAAACTGATATAGTTAAAAAAACTATAGAATATATGCCAGCAGGCGGTATATATGTTTCAGACCATAGACATAAAATAGAAGCAATTGGTTCAGAAGGAAGAGCTTTGAGAGCAGAAAGCTACTTAGAGTATTTTAAGAAAAGAGTGTTTGCCGCTTTAGATGTTGGACCAGTAGACTTTGGAGAAGGTGATACCTCGAATAGAGCTACAGCTTTGGTAATGTCTAAAAGTGCTTCGAAAGCTGTAGAAGCATGCCAAAAGCAAATGAAGATCTTTATACAAAGTTATGTTTTCAAAGAAATACTATTGGAAGGTGGATATAATGTAATGGATCCTGACAATAGAGTTGAAATAAAATTTGGCGGAGTAGATAAAGAAGATATAGCTAAGCAAGAAAACCAAACAATTCAACTATGGTTAAATAACTTAATCAATGAGAACGAAGCAAGAAAGCGCTTAAGATTGGAGCCAATGACAGAGGAGCAAAGAGAAAGTAACCATTACAAGCTTTATGAAGAACCTACCTCTATGTTAAAGAATTTGAATATAGCTTCAGCAGGAGAAGCATTAGCAAATGCTTCAAATTCTGCAATCACTTCAGAAGGAATTGCCAAACAAAGAGAGCAAGAGCAAGAAATTGCAAAAGCTAAAGGACAAAGTTTGCAGTCGAAAGCAAATGGTGCAGAGAACACTTCAAATAACAAAGCTAGGCCCTCAAACCAGCATGGAACAAGGACTAGCCCAAAGTTTACCAAAGATTACAAAAATCTCGACATATTAGAAAGATCGTTTTTAGACGGGTACGAAAAATTATGCTTTAATAAAAAACTAGATTTTTACCCAAATGAATTAGTAAGCTTAAAAAATGAATATGATAAAGAGTTGAATGATATACATAAATTAAGTAAAATTCGTATTAACGAATTTGAAAATAGTGGTATTTCAAAAGAAACGTTGCTTGAAAGCCTTCAGTGGAGATATGAAGAGTTAAATAGAAAATTTAGTGTTTCTGCCTATAATTTAGGCAATGAAATTGCTAAACTTGCATTTAAAGAATAGAAATAGATATATAATAATGGTAATATACTTTGGTATTTTTTCTAAACAGGA